AAGGTTTAAAAAATTTGGTGTCAATATGTTCGTGCAGTTACTTTTTCATTTAAAGTATTTTTATATATATTTATGTTACTTTTATGTATGATTTTTAGCTACATTAATTAATTGTTCAAGTCTTTTTCTGTCCCATAGTTTTATTCTAGTTTCATCTGAAGTCTTTTTTGCAGATTCAGTAAAAAATCTATTAGTTAAGACCACACCTACATCACATTTGTACATTTGAATACCGGTATAAGCTTGTTGTACAGCGCTATTACCGATATTACTTGAATAGCATTTGCATTGTATGCCATATTTAATATCTTCCTTTTCTGCCAAAATATCTATGCCATCATCACTACTGCCTTGTGTAACTACCACATTGGAAAAACCATTTTGTTTTAATAAATCTGCACAAAAATATTCAAATTCATGTCCATCCATTAAATCAAAGTCTTTATTAGTATGGTCGTTAGCAGAAGTGTGTGAGGTAATGATATCATTCAAAGAAACATTATTATTTATATTCGAAATTATCAAATTAAATTTCTGCAAATCAATTAAAACATTTCTAGGTTTATTTATTTCTTCTGGTCCAACAACTCCAAGTTGATATAGCTGATCCATTATATGTGACGCTTGATTAAAGCCAATCCTTAATTCTCGTTGTATCATAGATATAGAGCCTTTATTATTAATGATGCAAAGCTTCCCAGCTTTTTCAAGTAAGGGATCAATATTTGTATACTTTTTCGGAAAATTACTTGAAAAAGAGTTTGTAAAATTATAGTTGTAAGTAATATAGTCCCAGATAATATTTTCGTTTACCAACATTTCACGGACATCAGTATTGGAACTGGCAGGAGCTATATAATGTAATTCACATAATCTGTCTAAAATTGATGCTGCTTTACAAGAACCTATCTTATATCTTCGCATTATTATGGGAACTGAGATATATCTAGACTTAGTGATATATGTTGGCGCATGTGGTGGCATTTGCTCTTTTGTTTTTTGCCTTTTATTAAAAAAAAACATAAGTATTTCCCCTTTTATATCATAAATTTATTTATTACTGTTTCTTTTTTTAACGAACTCAGCAAACTGTCGTATTTCTTCTAATTCGTCCTCGGTAAAATCATCTCCATCAAAATGAGCTGCTAGAGTATCAACCTTATTTAATGAAGAGTTGTGATTATTAATAAGCTTTAAAATATTGTCTTTATTCAATATATTACAGCCTTCAGGTATATTTAAATCAGGATTAAAAATAATTTGAATAATTTCTAAATAAGGAATATTTGTTTCCTTTGAAACTTCTGCAATTATTTTTTTTAGTTCACTTCCCAAAGTGTTTCCATTTGGAAGATCAGACCAACCCATTATATAAGAGGGCATAACATTAAAAATTTTAGCCATTTCCTCTATAGTATTTCTTTTAATATTTTCAACTCGTCCATTTTCATATTTAGCAATAGCTGATTTTTTTAATCCAAGTTTATTGGCGAGATCTTCTTGAGTTAAATGATTGTTTAATCTACATTCCTTTATTCTTTTTGACATTAAACACATATTATGCACCTCCTTAAAGTGTCTTAAATATACTACAATTATCATAAAAAAGCAATAAAAATATTAAAAAGTGTCTTAAAAAGATTAAAAAAGTGTTGACAAACTTGAATGTGAATGATAGATTTAAAAGTGTCTTAAAAAGACACGGAAAGGAGGCGTGTATTTAATGAATAAATACAAATTAGAATCTGTTATGAAGTTAAATAGAGATACAGGACAGACATTATCAAAGTATCTAGGTATAGCTCGTCAAACATTTTCAAATAAACTTAATGAAACTAGAGGAGCTGAATTTACGCAAAGAGAAATTCGTCTAATAAAAGAAAGATATAATTTATCTGCTCACGATATAGACGAAATTTTTTTTAAAGCAAAAGTGTCGTAAAAAGACACAAGAAAGGAAGAATTAATGAGGTATTCACTAAAAGAACTACGTGCTAGAAAAGGATTGAATCAGTCAGAAACTGCTGAAAAGCTGGGAGTTTCAACACAAACTTATAATGCGTGGGAAGCGGATTTTGGGATGGTAAAGATACGTAATGCCATAAAAATAGCTAATTTATTTGGGGTAAAGGTTGATGATATTTTTTTCAATATAGAACGTGAAAATAATTCAAGTAAAAACAATGAAAGATAAAAAGAAATAAAATATGGGCTGTGCTGGAACGTGATTAATAATTGTAATGGATTACTTCATCAAAATGTAAGTAGGAATAGGACAAATTCAAATAAACATATCTTATTAAAAAGAACAGAAGGAGGTTAGGGGATGGTAGTAGAGGAATTTAATATCGGAAGAACACAAATAATCATTCATGATGATTGTATAGTGTCTAACGAAAAAGCAGAAGAAATTTTAAAGAGATTAGGGAATACTTTCCATAATTATAATCTACGCAAAAGAGAAAGGGGTGATTGAATTGGTGGGAGCAATTAACAGCTTAAGAAACTTAAGGCAGACCTGCATTAAGTATTCAGGAAGTTGTAAGAGCTGTCCCTTGGGCAGACAGATGAACATTAATAACACTTTGTGTCCGCATCTGACTAAACCAATTAGTTGGACGGATGAAAAGACTACCGAAATGGTAAGAAAGATTGGAGGATAAAAGATGATTAAGATAACAGAAACAGGATTACTGCTGAAAGGAAATCTTCCGAGTATACTTTCAGAAACAGCATGCATACTTAGAAATGTGCATAAAAAAACGATTGATAAGCTTGGGCCAGAGTTTGGCGAAATTCTATATCAAAAAACGATCGCATTGGCAGATATGGATGAAGAGGATATGGAAAAGGAACTTGAGAAGATGGAAACAGAAAAAATAAAAATGCTTAATGATCTGTTTTCGAAGTAAAGGAGCAAAAGATGGAAACAAACAAAAGACTTGAAGTGAAAGAAGTTAAAAGAAAAGAGCCTGAATGTACTGCAATACGTTCAAGCTCATACAAAAACAAACCACTTAAAGATTACCACATTATCGCTGAAAAGTACAGAGTACTTAACGGATTCAAGAACGTGGTAATAGGAGTAATAACAGGAGCAGTGATGTTAGTCAATGGCTGGATTGAGGTAGACAGCAAGGCAGGGCAGTTACTTGTGGCTCTGGGAATGGTGATACTGGTTACATTGATGATGCACTGCACAGATGAAATTCTTAATGAACAGGTTGATTAGAAATGGTTACAAGAAAGAAATTTGCAAGTAAACCTGAATGGCTTCTTGCAAGAAAGGGAAAGATAGGTGGTTCTGATGCAGCAGCAGTGTTGGGACTTAATCCCTACAAGAACAATGTGGAGTTTTGGAATGAAATGGTTGGAATAACCAAGCCAAGAGACATATCAAATGAACCGTATGTAATATATGGAAGCAGGGCAGAGGAACACATAAGAGCAATATTTGCATTGGACCACCCGGAATACAAGGTTGAATACTTTGGTGATAACATGCTTCTCAATGACAAGTATCCGTTTGCTCACGCATCACTTGATGGAGAACTGACAGAACTTGAAACCGGGAGGAAGGGCATATTTGAATGCAAGACCAGTGAGCTTTTTGGTTCAATGCACAAGGAAAAATGGGATGGTGAACACATCCCGGACAATTATTACATACAGGTGCTTCATTACCTGATGGTGACGGAATATGAGTTTGTCGAACTCAGGGCACAGATAAAGAGTGTGTGGAATAAGAGCATAAGACTAATCACAAAGGATTATCACATTGAAAGGGCAGATGTTGAGGAAGACATTGAAATAATAAAAAGGTCAGAAAGGGAGTTCATGGAGCTTGTGAAAAAAAGAAAAAAGCCGGCTCTCATTCTGCCGGAAATTTAAAACAGGAGGAATACCAAAAAGATGGAATTAAAAATTTACAATCCAACAATGGATAATGCACTAAAGCACATTGATTGGAACTTTGAGGAATTAAAAAAAGAAGTTACTGAAAAGGCAAACGTGTACAAGTCATTGGTGTACACGGATGAAAACATAAAGGAAGCAAAGGCTGACAGGGCAACACTTAATAAGTTCAGCAAGGCATTGAATGACGGAAAGAAAGATGTCAAGAAGATGATGCTTGAACCATACAGTGTGTTTGAAGGCCAGGTAAAGGAACTGATTGCAATTGTAGATGAGGCAAATGCCAACATTGACAGTCAGGTAAAGGCATATGACCAGAAGAAAAGGGAAGAGAAGCTTATAAAGGTTGAGGAGATATATGACAGGACCTTTGCAAGTGCCGAAGAGCTGAAGGAGATACTCACATTCAAACGTGTTTTCAAGGAAAGTTATCTGAATGTGACAACAACATTAAAGTCAATAACCAATGATATGGAGCATATGAGAGACAGTGTAAGACACGACTTGGAAGTCATTAATGCTGAAACCGGTGAATATCAGTTTGAAATGAAACAGAAATACATTGAAACCCTCAACATTACAGAAGCATTGATGGTTAAACAGACATACGAGGAAAATGCAAGAAGAAAAGCCGAGTATGAGGCAAGAAGAAAGGCAGAACTTGAGGAAAGACAGGCAAGAGAAAAGGCAGAAGCCGAAAAACTTGCAGAGGCAGGAAAGAAGGAACCAGAGCAGAAGCAGGAAAGTGTTTCACAGACTGTTGAGGAAGAGGCACAGGAAGAAAGAACAGAAGAAAATCAGGAAGAGAAAACACACACAATAGTAATCAGGGTGTGTGGAACAGGAAAACAGCTCAATGCATTGGGTGAGTTCCTTACGAAAAACAACATTAAATATGAGCAGATACAGTAGGAGGAAATGAAATGGCAGTATCAAACAGTTTGGCAAAAAGACAAGAAACAAGTTTTACGGCATATTTGAAAAATGATGCAGTAAAGAATCAGATTAATGAGGTTGTTGGTGGAAAGAACGGAAAGAGATTCATCAGTTCAATAGTAAGTGCGGTTGGAAACAATCCAACATTACAGGAATGTCAAAATTCATCAATAGTAAGTGCAGCATTGCTTGGAGAGAGTCTTAATCTATCTCCAAGTCCACAGCTTGGACAGTATTACATGGTTCCGTTCAAGGATAACAAAACAGGAACAAAGGTGGCACAGTTCCAGCTTGGATACAAGGGCTACATTCAGCTGGCAATCAGATCAGGACAGTACAAGAAGTTAAATGTGCTGGCAATTAAGAAAGGTGAGTTAATCAGATTCGATCCACTTAATGAAGACATAGAAGTAAATCTCATTTCAGATGAAAATGAGAGAGAAAAGGCAGAAACAATTGGCTATTATGCAATGTTTGAGTATGTCAATGGATTCAGGAAGGCAATGTACTGGTCAAAGGAAAAGATGAAGGCTCACGCAGTGAAGTATTCACAGGGATATGCATCAGACTTGAAGAAGGGAACGAAGTGGACCTTCTGGAGCAAGGACTTTGACGGAATGGCATACAAGACAATGTTGAGACAAATCATAAGCAAGTGGGGAATAATGAGCATTGACCTACAGACAGCACTTGACAGTGACATGACAGTAATTAATGAGGATGGAACACATACATATGTGGAAACAACACCTGTTGAGCAGTCAGAAGATGAAACTTATGAGGAAGTAGTGGAGCAGACAGCAGAACAGACAGTTGAGGAAACAGAGAGTGTTCCGGAAGAAAAGAAAAACAATGAGGAACCGGCTGAAAACAAGGTTCAGACAGAATCAAAGCCATTCTTCAATTATTAAAAAACAGACAGTCATAAATCAAAATATATATCACAAAATTGTAAGACCTGTCACCTGAATGGTGGCAGGCAGAAAGGAGACGTGACAATGAACATTTCAGATTACATCCCTTTCGGAAAGGACAATGCGATTTCAAGAAAAAAGCTAGAGAAGGTGACAGGATTGTCAGACAGAGACATAAGGGAAGAAATTGCAATGGCCAGAAGAAACACGGTAATACTTAATCTATCCAATGGACAAGGGTATTTTCAACCAATAGAGGGCGAGGAAGATGAACTTGTCATTAAGTATTACAAACAGGAAAGCAGCAGATTAAAGAGAATAGGTTGGTCGTTGCTGGCAACAAGGAAAAGAGTAAGGGAGATACAGAATGGCAGTTAATGCAAGGCAGAAGGGGGCAAGGTTTGAAAGACAACTTGCCGGGCATCTAAGGGAATACGGATACAGAACCAGAAGAGGCCAGCAGTATTGTGGGGCAAATGGTGATGCAGACGTTGTGGGACTTCCAGGAATACATATAGAAGCAAAACATCAGGAAAAAATGCACTTGTATGACTGGATGGAACAGGCAAGAAGAGATTCAAAACAGGATGAACTTCCGGCAGTGTTTCACAAGAAAAACAATGCAGACATTCTGGTGACAATGACACTTGATGATTGGATGCAGATATATAGGGAATATGAAGCAGGAAACTACATTAAGGAGGAAAGAAGCAATGAAGCACATTAACATGGAGGAGTTTGCAAACGGAGCATTCACGGTTCAGGTAAATAGGGCAATGGAAAAGGTAATGAAGAACATTCAGGATCCGAACACGGATGCTAAGTCTACAAGAAAAATCACTGTAACGATAGCATTCAAGCCGAATGAAACAAGAAATTTTGTTGCAACAGGAGTTGTGGCAAAGACATCACTTGCACCTGAACTGGGAGCAGTAACAACAATGACCTGTGGAACAAACCTTAAGACAGGAGACATTGAGGCAGTGGAAATTGGTAGCGAATTACCGGGACAGATGACCTTTGATGAAAACACAATGTATGAGAATGAAACCGTGCAGGTGGATACTGAAACAGGTGAGATAATTGGAAACAATAAAATAGTTGACTTAAGAAAAGTAGGAGAAGCATAGGAGGATTATAAAAATGATAAAGGAAGCAATGAAGTATGTAACAGAATTAAAGGAACAGGCAATGGAGCCAAAGATAGTGGAAATTAATGGAAGAACGTACTGTGACAAGGAACTTAGAAGATATGACGTAAATGAAAAGGCAAGTCCGCTAACAGTGTCAACACTTACAGCATTGGTGGATTATATCAAGGGTTGTACTGAGGAGTTAAGGGACAAGATGATCATACAGATAAAGTCACCATCAGAAATAACTTTAATTTCAGGATTGGATGAAGAGAGAAACAGGGAAAAATTAATTACTGTCGAAGCAGACCTTCCACATTTCAAGGCAAACCGCTGGGTAACACAGGACAAGTTTATTCTTGAATTACAGTCAATGTTTGTAAAGACATCTGACCTTGAAGCAATAATGAAGGTTGCAGGAAACATAGAAGCAAAGACCACAGCCAATTATGGTGATGATGGTGTGACACAGAAGACAACAATCCAGCAGGGAGTTGCCAGTCGTGCAGACGTAATAGTTCCAAATCCGGTGTCACTCATTCCATACAGAACATTTCTTGAAATTACGCAGCCTGAATCAAGTTTTGTATTTAGAATTGACGGCTCTGATAACATGCCTGAGTTCACATTGATAGAAGCTGATGGTGGACTTTGGGTAAATCAGGCTAAGGCTGAAATAAAGAAGTATCTTGAAAAGAACTTAAAGGAACTTGGAACAAACATTGTAATAATGGCTTAATTTAATGAACCACCTTGTCCAGTGGGCAGGGTGGTAATGATGGAAAGAGAATAGTAATGGCAAAGGTAGGAATAGAGAGTTTCCTATTAGATTGTCACACTAACGATAACATGGCTGAAATTGAAGCAGCCTATGGCATAAAGGGATTTGCTGTAATAGTCAAACTCTGGCAGAAAATATATTCAGATAAGGGGTATTACTGTGAATGGATAGAAAGAAGCCCACTTCTGTTTTTGTCGCAATGGTTCGGTGGGAACAGCGGTGTGGATTTAAATTTAATAAACCAGGTAGTTAACCATGCCATTAAGATAGGTATTTTTAACGAGAGTATGTTCAAGAAATATGCCATTTTAACATCGGAGAGAATACAAAGACAGTATTTTGATGTTGTTAAAAGAAGAACAGAAATTCAAGTTATAGATGAATACCTTTTAGTTAGTGTTGCCAATTTTAAGGGAAATGTAAACATAATCGGGAAAAATGTATGCAGAAATGAAAAAAATGTATGCAGAAATTCAACAAGTAAAGTAAAGGAAAGCAAAGTAAAGGAAAGTAAAGAAAATATAAAGTATTTTTCCAACGAAAACCTTAATGACGTGTTTAGGCAATTTCTGGAACTTAGGGAACAAAAGGGAAGACAGATTGTTGGCTATCAGATACAGACATTGATTGAGAGACTTGAACAGGTGGCAGACACGGACGAGGAGAAAATACAGGCAGTCAAGAATGCCATAGCAGGTGATTGGAGTAATTTTTATCCTGTAAAGAAAGAGCAACAAAACAAGAAGACATTTAATGACCAAAGGCAATATGACTATCAGGCATTGGAAAGACGACTTATTGAAAACAGAGACAAGAGGAGGAAACAACAAAATGAAAGTTAAGGACATAGAAATTCGCTTAGAGGAATTGGACAGAATGGAATCGCAGATTTTATTTTCAGTTTCAATCTTATCAGCAGATGATCACGTAAGATTGGCAAGAATCAAGGAAGAGAGAGCAGAGCTTAAGGCGAAGCTGGAGGAATTGAATGAGAAAAAAGACAAGTAAGGAATTTGGCTGCATTTTAACACACGAACAGGAAGAGTTCATAAATGACGGAAGACCAAGAGACAATGCACTAAAGATTTTTAGGGCAAAGGCTTATGGCAATGGAGGAAATAAGGATGGCAAGAATGTCAAAAGAGGAACAGGCAAGACGTGAGGGTATGGCATATGCTCTGAGGTTTGCAAGAGAAAAGGGATTGGATGCCTTGGAAGCAGACCTGAAAATGAGAAATGCCATTGACCTACCTTTAAGGGTATCAAAGGCAGACTTAGACAAATTCAGTGACAATGTTAAGTACAACACAGTACTGTATGTAAAAATCCTAATGGCTGTAACAATGCATGATGAATTTGGTTTTGGTAACAAAAGAATAAAGCAGATGTTTGAGAGATTCGACAACAAGGCTGAATGCATTGCAGAGGATTACAGCACATGGGAAGAGCAGATAAGCATAATTGCAGAAGAATGTGGAATAGACATGGACAGCGAAAGAAGAGACTTAAGAACAGTGATTAAATAAATTAATTTAAAGGCAAAGGAGTAAATAACCAATGAAGAATACACTATCAGATTTGAACAACTATTTGTTTGAAGCAATTGAAAGAATAAATGATGATGAGCTGTCAATGGAAGAACTTGATAAGGAAATCAAGAGAAGTGAATCGGTCAACAAGATTGCCAAGACAATCATTGATAATGGAAACCTGGCATTGCAGGCGAAAAAGCACTTTGATGAATACGGAAGCGGTGAGGATGTTGAAATCCCATTGCTTGGAATAACAAACAAATGAATGGAGAGCTGTAAGTAATGTATGGAATGAAATACACGGATGAAATGAAGCAATTCATTCTGGATAATTACAAGGGAAGATATAACCAGGAGCTTGCAGACCTGTTTAATCAGAAGTTTAATACCAACATAACAAGTAGAATGATTAAATCATACAAGGCAAACAATAAATTAAATTCAGGATTAACCGGCAAGTTCAGAAAGGGGCAGACACCACACAACAAGGGCAAGAAAATGCCAAAGGAAGTCTATGAAAAAGTAAAACACACAATGTTTGCAAAGGGCAACGTTCCACCAAACCACAGACCTGTTGGAAGTGAAAGGATTTCAAAAGACGGATACATAGAGGTTAAGGTTGCGGAGCCTAACAAGTGGAGATTAAAGCAGAGAGTTGTGTATGAAGAAGCTAAGGGAAAAATTCCCGAAGGCTGCACAATAATATTCCTTGATGGAAATAAGAGAAATTTCGACATCGACAATTTAAGATGCATAACCCGGTCGGAACTACTATATCTCAACTGCAACGGGTTGAACAATTCAAATGAGATTACGGAAACTGGGATTCTAATGGCAAGGTTAGACAGAACCAAGAACAAAAAGAAGCAGGAACTAAAGGACAAAAATGTTAAGAAATGTTAAGGAGGAGAGGAATGCTTAATATTGAATATTACAAAGATAAATTAGTGGAATTATGTGTTATAGACATTGATAGATTAGCACTAATACAAGGACAACCACATATCTGTAATACTAGTATTAGTTACAAGTACAAGTGCAATCAGCCAAGGGGAAAGGGTAATATCTTCAACGTCACAAGACAAGATGGCAGATACAATTTGTACTATTGAGGAAAAGATAGAAGAATGGAACATAGAGGTTCGCACACTGGTTGAGGTAAGAGCCGAGGTTATGGCAGTAATTTCCAAGGTAAGCAATGAGGTATGCAGAGAAATACTGTATAAGCGATATTGTCAATCTAAAAAATGGGAAGAAATAGCAATAGAAATGGATATGTCATATAGGCACACTACTAGATTGCACGGAATGGGATTACAGGAAATAGAAAAATTAATGAATGTGTCCTTGAATGTCCCTATGAACATAGATTATCATTAGAATGTGATAAATGAGTAAAGCAGAGAAAAAATTTTTGTTTATCTGAATGAAACCCTCTAAAAGTATTTATGGTAAAACGTCTTAAGGCAGTCGAAAGGCTGTCTTTTTTCGTGGGAAAATAGGAGAAAAATGCAGGATAAAAAAGTAAATATATTAGGATCAGAATACACAATTAAATACGATGTTTCAGATGAACAAATGCCTGAAGGTTCAGACGGCATTATGGATTATTCAATAAAAACAATTAAAATTGCAGAATTGGTACAAGAGAAAGATTCAGTAAGAGATTTGCAGTTATACATGAAACAGGTAGTTAGACACGAAATAATACATGCGTTTTTATATGAATCAGGATTATGGAGTAACAGTAATTCGTCAGATTGTTGGGTACTGAACGAAGAAATGGTGGATTGGTTTGCTATTCAATTTCCTAAAATATTTGATGCTTTTAAAGAAGCAGAGTGCTTATAAAATAAATTCGGTAAGAAAGGGGCGGTTGCAGTGACAATTAAAGAACAAAAATTCTGTGATGAACTTTTATCGGATCCAGAATTTAACAAAACATTGGCTTACAAAAAGGCATATCCAAGTGTTAAGAATGATAATGTTGCAGCTGCAGCTGCTTCAAGACTTATGAATAAGCCGGAGATTAAAGAGTACATAGAAAAGCAGTTGGCTGAATTGCATAATGAAAAAACAGCAGATGCACAAGAAGTATTAGAATATCTCACATCAGTAATGAGAAGAGAACATAAAGAAAACGTTGTGGTTACTTTGAGCAGAGAAACATCTACGTATGTTCCTGATGAAAAAGGGACTATGAGAAAGCAAACAGTAAAGGAAGAGATTCCACAAATAGTTGAAATACCAACAAGAGTTTCAGATGCAAACAAAGCAGCAGAGCTTCTTGGCAAGAGATATGGGTTGTATACAGATAAGCTTGATGTAAACAATGAGGCAGAGGAAAAGAAAGCTGAGAAATTGGATAACATAGCCAGCATATTGGAACAGATTAAGCCTGTAAGAGAGGGTGATTAATATTGTTACAGTTATCACCTAAATTTAAGGAATTTATTCTGACAGAAACCAAGAGAGATTTTCTTGAAGGTACTACTGCAGCAGGAAAGACTACAGTAGGAATATTTAAGTTTATGCTCATGGTGGCAAAGAGTGACATTAAGTATCATGTAATTGCCGGGGCGGACCTTGGAACAGTTGAAAAGAATGTAATCAACAATGAAAGAGGCCTTTTAGATCAGTTTGATGGTTTGGCTGAATATTATCCTAAAGGTCAGGGGAGGATTGGATTATCACACATTAAATATCAGACACCCAATGGTGAAAAGATAATATATGTGTGTGGTTATGATAATAAGGCACGTTGGAAAAAGGTTTTAGGTTCACAACAAGGTTGCGTGTACATTGATGAAGTTAATACTGCAGACATGGAGTTCTTAAGAGAAATATCTCATAGATGTAAGTATATGATGACTACATCAAACCCGGACAGTCCTGATTTGCTTGTGTACAAGGAGTTTATTAATCACAGCAGACCATTAAAGAAATATATCAAGGATTATCCGGAAGAATTGTTGTCAGAATTAAATGAGCCTGAAAAGGAAGGATGGGTTCATTGGTATTTTACATTTTATGATAATGCCAGTTTAACAGAGCAGGACATTCAGGATAAGATTGATGCAGTTCCGGTAGGAACAAAGATGTACAAAAACAAGATACAGGGACTTAGAGGAAAGGCTACAGGACTTGTATTCAGCATATTTGACAGAAGACATCATATCATTACAGTTGATGAAGCAAAGGCATTTATCAGAAACAGGTCAAATAAGGAACAGAGAGAATGGTTTGAAATATTCACAAGTGGACTGGATACAGCTTATTCAACAAAGAGCCCTGACACAATAGCAATGAGTTTTGCAGGAATTACAAACAAGGGCAGATACATTCTTCTGAATGAGAGAGTTTACAATAATGCCGAAATTGGAACTCCGGTAGCTCCATCTGATACTGCAAAGAATTATTATGATTTTTTGGAAAGAAACAGAAAGGAATGGGGGCTTGCAAAGCATACATTTATTGATTCTGCTGATGCGGCAACAATCACGGAATTAAATAAATTTAAAAGAGAACATGCACAGTGCTTATATGTATTTAATGCTGCATATAAAGCTGTGAAAATCATAGATAGAATCATATTACAACTTGGCTGGATGAACTTTAATGACAATAAGGACATTCAACCAAGTTTTTTAATTGTTGAGAATTGTAAGGAATACGTAAAGGAATTGGAAAAGTATTCTTGGAAGGAAGAAAAGGATCAGGAACCGGAAGATGGAAATGACCACATGGTTAACTCTGTTCAGTACAACTGGATTCCTTACAGAAAGAAAATAGGAGTAAGCAAAGAATGAGGTTAATGGACAAGATGAGAGATGGAATAAGACATTTTTTAAGAATACAGGACGCTCCCAAACAGACATTTAACATTAGGGAATTACTTAATTATGATGGAAATTGTGTGAAAAATCTTATTTGGTATCGTGGTGACAGCTACGAACTGACACAGTTTTATCAAAACATTCCAGGTGGTTCAGATGGTGTGAAGTTTTGGGCTGCACGTTCAACTGTTGGAAGAGAGATAAGAAAAATACATACAGGTTTACCAGGGATTATTGTTGACCGATTAACAGATATTGTCATTAATGATTTTAGTCAGATTTCATTCAGTAAGGATTCAGACAAAAGAGAATGGAATGAAATATCGAAGGACAATAACTTTAAGGGCATTCTAAAAAAGGCAGTGTCAAAGATGCTTATTCTTGGAGATGGGGCCTTTAAAATATCACTTGATGAAAGCATAAGTAAGTATCCAATCATAGAGTTTTATGGTTCTGACAAGGTTGATTTTGTTTATAACAGGGGAAGAATACAAGAAGTAGTATTTACAACAGAATATGAGCAGAATCAGGTAACGTATGTGTTAAAGGAACACTATGGATATGGATATATTAAATACAAGCTTTATAGAGCAACAGACAATATGGAAGTTCCTTTGGGAATTATTCCAGTGTTGAACAATTTGGTTGATGTGGGATTCGATAGCTCACTAATTATGGCACATCCTATTAAATTTGGAGAAAATCCAAAATGGGAAGGAAGAGGACAGTCAATCTTTGACAAGAAAACAGATGATTTTGACGCATTGGATGAAGCTTGGAGTCAGTGGATGGATGCATTGAGGAAAGGAAGAAGTAAAGAATGGGTTCCGGAATCAATCCTTCCAAGAAATCCGGAGACAGGTGCAATCATTAAACCTAATGCGTTTGATAATTCATATATCGCAAAGGGTGACGATATGTCAGAAAACTCTCAAAATAAGATAGAGGTTACACAACCGGCTATTCCCCATGAATCATATCTTGCCACATATATTACAGCATTGGATTTATGCTTACAGGGATTAATCAGTCCAAGTACATTGGGAATTGATGTTAAAAAACTAGACAATGCCGAAGCGCAAAGAGAAAAGGAGAAAACAACTCTTTATACAAGAGGAAATATAGTTGATATTGTACAGGATCAGTTACCTTTGTTTATTCAGAAGGTATTTGATGTTGTTAATATAAGTCAAAATAAGACACCAACAGAAGTTAAATGCACTGTTGATTTTAGTGAATATGCAAATCCATCATTTGAAAGTCAAGTGGAAACTGTTGGAAAAGCTAAGACACAGGGGATTATGAGCGTTGAAGCTTCCGTTGATGAGTTGTATGGAGATACAAAGGATGAGAAATGGAAAAAGGAAGAGGTTGCAAGATTAAAAGCAGAGCAGGGAATAGCAGAAGAGGAAGAACCGGCTTTAAATTTGGAAGGAGAAAATACAGATGAAGGTGATAGTGGGGAAAAAGGTTTACCAGATGTCGAAGAATAAGGCAATGAATTTGCTTAGACTGGCAAGTGAGCAGGTTCCAAGAGGAGTGTATGCACTGGAAAAAGATAATGTAATTGAAATGCGTAATGATAAATGCAGTTCAATAACACAGGTAAAAAATTTGAAAAGACAGTTTAAGAAAGCTGGCTTTAGAGTATATGCCAACGGAGTTGATTAGAAATGCCAAAAGATTATGACATTGAGGAAGCTTTTAGAGCCATTGAAAATGAGTTGATTGATTCAATGATGAGAAATCTGTCAAATCATAGGGCAGAGGAAACAAAAGAAGGATATAATTGGACATCATGGCAGGCTGAACAGTTAAAAGCTCTGAATAAGTATAAACAGGAAAATCAAAAGAAGTTTACAAAAAGATTTTCTGACATTAACAGAAAAATCACTGAATCAATCATAAAGCACAGAAAAGCAGGAGCAACAGATCAGGAAATAGACATTCTAAAAGCCATTAAAAAAGGGGCAAAGTTAACACATAAAGCAGGAAGCACCATTGAGGGTGCTTTTTTTCGTGTCAATGATAGAAAACTGGATGCACTATTAAGTGAAATAAATGGTTCTATGCATAGAGCTGAAACTGCAATGCTAAGAATGGCAAATGACCAGTACAGAAAATCAATATTCAATGCACAGGTGTATTTCAACACAGGAGCAGGAACATATGAAAAGGCAGTGGACATGGCTACAAAGGATTTCCTAAGTCGTGGAATTAACTGTGTTCAGTACAAAAATGGTGCAAGAGTTAACATAGCCTCATATGCGGGAATGGCATTAAGAACAGCCAATACCAGAGCATACTTGCAGGGTGAAGGTGAAAAACGTAAGGAGTGGGGAATTTCCACAGTTGTGGTTCATAAGAGAGGTTTACCTTGTCCAAGATGTGCAAAATGGATCGGAAAAATACTGATAGATGATGTTTGGAGTGGTGGAAAAGCAAGTGACGGTCCATATCCGTTAATGTCTCAGGCGATAGCAGGAGGTTTATATCATCCCAACTGTAAGGATGGTCATAGTACATATTATCCTGGCATTTCTGATAAACCTGAAAAGGTAACAAAGAAAGAAATGAAACAGGCTATTATTGCAGAGAAACAGGAAAGCAGGGACAACTTAATACAGAGAAATATAGACAGATTTGAAAGATTATCTACTTATTCATTGGACGAAGATAATAGAAGTGTTTGGAGAGAACGAGCAGATGAATGGATTGAAAAGAAATTCAGACTTGTTAATTTTAAAACGGGTGGAGATGTTTTCAAAAATGACATAAATCCAAGTACAGGATTTGAGGACATTACTGCAAGATTGCTAAAAACAAATAATGTTGGATTTGAAGAAAAAATTGTTGAGATAAATAAATATGAAGTGGATGGAATTACATATGAGATTGATGGCATAAATGTTAAACAAAACAACACCAAAAGAGAAATGGAAGTAGCTAAGATGTTAAGTTCGAAATTGGGAGTTGAAATTAAGTTAGTACCTGAAGTAAATGGTAAATATAAAAATGTTAAGACACCGGACTATTTGATAAATGGCGAGAGATGGGACTTAAAAGAATTGACTGTGGGAACAAGTAAGGAATTACTAAGGAATATAGCACACAAAAAGAAAAAGCAAACAGATAACATAATATTTGATATTACCAAATCTAAATTATCATTTGAAGAAATCAATAATCAAGCAGAGTGGATATTTAATAGATATTACAATACTGACCATATTAATGGAGTGATGCTTGTTAAAGGAGATAATATTTTAAGAATATTAAAAAGAAAATAAAAGAAACCGCCCAGTCCCCAAGTGGAGAAAGCGCGGTTTCTAACAAGATATCTTACTTGTATAATAACATTATATGAAAAAAAGTCAATACAATATGTAAAAAATTGAAATGAATTTTCGATAAAATAAAAGGAGGTAACAAATGTTAATCGCAAAAATCAATTTTTATGACAAGGAAAACAACCTTGCCTTGGTAAAAGCAGGGGATGAGGTTAGGTCAAAAACAAAAGAGCGCAAGGAGTATTTATTAAGAATTGGCGCAGTAATTGAAAAAGACGAACCAAAGGCATCTACAAGTAAGTAGGTGCTTTTTATATGCCCAAAACGTGAAGGCACTAAACTCTCGGAATAAGCTGACGAGCTAAAACGGAAAGGAATATACGTAATGATGTTGAGATCAAGAGAAACAGGAAAAATGCCTATGAACCTTCAATTTTTTGCAGAAGGTTCAGGAGAAGGCGGAGAAGGTAACGGCAACCAGAATAATAATGCCGGAAATGGTAACAGTAACCCAAATACTGGAAACAATAATCAGGGTGCAACATACACTCAGGAACAGCTTGACGGAATTGTTAATAGCAGAACAGCAAGAGCTGAGCAGTCGGCTTTAAGGTCGTTCTTTCAGCAGCAGGGAATGTCTGAAAATGAAGTAACACAGGCAATTAACAGTTACAAGGAACAGAGAGCAAAGAATAAACCTGACGTAGCAGGAATGCAGACACAGCTTGCACAGGAGCAGAGCAGAAATTTACAGCTCACAATTGAAAATTCTGCAACATTACAGGCAGTTGAACTTGGCATTGATTCAAAGTCGATTCCATATGTAATCAAGATGGCTGATTTTAAGGATGTGGCAGGAGAGAATGGAACAGTTGATGCAGAAAAAGTAAAAGCTGCAATCAACAAGGTATTAGAAGATGTTCCGGCATTAAAGCCGGCAGGAAATGGAGAAACAAACAATCAGGGATTTAAACCCATTGGTGCTCCAAACAATAACAACAATCAGAACCAGGATGACTTGTTAAGAGGCATTTTTGGAATAAAGAAAAAGTAGGAGGTAGTAATACATGGCAGCATTACAGTACGCTGATATTTTCAGCAACATTTTAAGAGAATTATATGGTCAGTCACAGGTTTCTGTGGATTTGTATAATTCAAATTCAGACATTCAGATTGTGAATGGAAAAAACTTAAAGATTCCTAAGTTATCAGTAAGTGGTTATAAGGATCATTCAAGAGGCAACTTAGGTTTTAACGCAGGTACATATTCAAATGAATATGAAACAAAAACATTGGACCACGACAGAGACATTGAGTTTGCTATAGATCCAATGGATGTTGATGAAACAAACATGGTGGTTTCAATAGCAAATATTCAGAAAAGATTTGAGACAACTCAGGCTATTCCTGAGGCTGATTGTTACACATTCAGTAAGCTTTACACAGAAGCTAAAAGAGTAGGAGCAAAAGTTAAAACAGAAGCTTTAACTACAGCTAATGTTCTTTCTGATTTTGATGATAATCTTGAGGCAATGACAGAAGCAGGTGTTCCACTTGACAGAGTTATTCTTTATTGCACACCAGCTTATTATAAGTTACTTAAGAATGCTGAGGGCATTCAGAGAACACTTGAAGTAAGTGGAGCAAAGGGAATTGACAGAAGAGTTCATTCCATTGATGACATTGGAATGATTAAGGAAGTTCCATCAGCAAGATTTAAGAGTGCTTATAACTTTACAAATGGATGTGTTGCAGATAGTTCAGCTGTTCAGATGGACTATATCTTAATTGATCCAGAGTGTCAGGTATCAAGAGACAAATATAGCTACATCACAGTATTTGAACCGGGAACAGATTCAAGAACTGCTGACAATTATGTTTATCAGAACAGAAAGTTAAACGGAACATTTGCAATTGATGAGCTTATGAAAGATGGCTGCATCATTCACGCAAAGACAGCCTAGAAAGGAGAAGAACTATGACAGCCAAAAAAGCAAATAAGGTTTATACAGTGTCCAAAGTGGAAATGGAATCATATCTTGCAATGGGATATGACATTTTTGACGAGGAAGGAAAACTTTTAAAACGTTCACCTAAGGCTACAGTTCCATACTCCGAATATGAGAAGGTAGTTGCAGAAAGAGATGAGTTAAAAGATCAGCTTGAAAAAGTTAAAGGTGATAAATTTTCTGTGATGGAAATTGAAGACTTAAAGGCATATGCAACTGAGCACAGCATTGATTTAGGTAACGCAACTTCAAAAGAAGGAATTATCAAGAAAATCAAGAGTGCTGAAGCTGAATAGGGGGTGAGCCTATGGCTTACTTCCCATATGCAACATTAAGCGATTACTTGGGAATTTCTGATTCAAGGTGCATTGAACAGACAAAAGTTGCAAGCAAGCTTAGACAGGCAAGCAGACACATTGATTCATTAACATTTGGCAGGATTAACAGATATGGATTTGATAATTTGACAACTTTTCAGAAGGACATCATAAGGGAAGTGACCTGTAGGCTTGCCGACTTTGAATATGAGAATGAGGACTTGATACAATCAGTTCTTTCAAGTTATTCACTTAATGGTGTGTCAATGAGCATTGGAAATACATGGAATGTTTATACTCAAAACGGAGTTGCAATAAGCAAAGACTTGTATGCTCTGCTTTGTCAGACAGGATTATGTACAGGATTGGCAGGTGTTTAAATGAAATATCCCAAGTTAGTTCCAGACAGAATGTGTACCACTGAAATGGAAGTGGTTATTTATGGAGAGGGCTTGTCAGAAACAGGCTCTCCCATTATTGTGTGTCAGAAGAAATTAAAGTGTAATTATCAGGATAAGGCATACACAAAATTAACTGCAGAACAGAAGATTGTTACATTGGACGGAAAAGCCTATTTTGACGGAGACATATGTCCTAAACAGTCAGTCATAAGCAGTGGGTATGTCAAGGTCTTTGGAGTTAAGAGAAGTATTAATCAGGGAACAAAAGCAAGAAACCCTGATGGGACAGTTAATTTTACATTATTGGAGTTGAATTAAATGATAAAGGCAAAATCAAGAGTAAAGTTAAACATGGGAGTGATAAAAAAACTAAGTACAGCGGCTGTTACTTCACTAGAGCAGACTGCTGATGCAGTTCAAAGTGATTTAAAGCAATCACAGGTAATGCCCTTTGACAAGGGAACATTGCAAAACACGCAAACATTTGTTGAGTACAAGGAAAGTAATCAGGGAAGGGTGCAGATTGTTTCAAGTACTCCTTACGCAAGAAGACTTTATTATCATCCTGAATACAACTTTAGTACTGCAGAAAATCCAAATGCCGGAGGTAAATGGTTTGAGGATTATTTGGCAGGAGGCAAAAAACAGAACTTTGCAAGAGACACATTTAAGAAATTATATAAAAGAAATGGAGGATTATGATAGTGCTTTATTTAAAGGACATTAAGGACTGGTTGAAAACATTTAATGTTGCGGAACATTATTACATTGGCAAGCTTGACAATAAACAAGACAAGTCACTGGGTGTTTATCAGCGAAAAACAAGTAATCCGCCAAGAATCTGCTATGGTGATTTAAAAAGCTATGAGGTTAAACCTGTATCATTACTGATTCATTGGAATAATGATGCTGATGATACAGAGCGAAAGGCTTTTGAATTGTACAGAAAAATGGCAGAAGCAAGAAACATACTTATCAACAATGTTGAAATAGTTTATGTAAGTCTATTATCGTCAGAGCCAATAGATGTTGGTACTGATGATAACAACATATATGAAAGAGTAATAGAAGTAGATTTTTATTACAAGGTAGAGAAAGGAGAATAGACATGGCAAAAGCAACAGGAGTATATCCGGTATATGATAATCAGTTTCAGGTAGGAGCTGATAAGGCAAGCCTTGGAAGCATTGCAGACATGGAATCTTACTCTGTATCTTTTGACAATGGGGTTGAAGAATGGACTCCAATGGATACAGAGGGCTGGATTAGAAGATTAATGACATCCAAGGGATTAACAATTTCAGTAACCGGAAAAAGAAATGTTGGAGATACTGGTAATGATTATGTTGCCGGGAAAGCATTTAAGAATGGAAGAGATGCAGAAGGAGCTTTTCAGTGGACATTTAAGGATGGTACTACAGTATTATTTGAAAATGCAGTATACAATGTTACAGCATTAGGTGCAGGAGACAGCACAAATGTGGCACCATTAGAGTTTGATGTAATGTCAAATGGAAAACCGACCGTTACACCGGCAGTTTAATTTGGAATCATATTGAACAAGAGCAGGTCAGCAGAATTAGTTGACTTGCTCTATTTTTTTAGGAGGAATAAGAATGTCAAAAATAATAGATATTACAAATAAATTAGCGTTTGAGGATAATCCAAGATTAAAAATAAAGGATACAGAATTAGAGATCGATGCAACAGCAGAAAACATGTTGAAGGTTATGGGATTGGTGTCTGACAGACCAACCGCAAAGGATGTTGAAGAACTTTGCAAAATAATTTTCACAGAAGATTCAAAGGAAAAGCTTTCAAAAATGAAACTCAGTTTTTCTGACTATCAGAAAGTTGTGATGGCAGCAGTTGAACTTGCATCAGGAAATGATGATGCTGACAAAAATTCGGGGGAGTAGATCCTTATTATGACTTGATAGATGATTTTGATTTAATAGTAGCTTCATTTACAACGCAGTATGGATTAAGAATACGTGACATAAAAGATATGCGTTGGAGCGAATTTAAAAGTCTATTGATCGGACTGGGACCTAATACCATTTTGGGCAGAATTGTCTCAATAAGAGCAGAAGATGACAGTGAAGTATTAAAGAATTTTACTAAGGACCAACAGAGAATTAGAAACGAGTACAGGCTTAAGAAGGCAAAGAGACCAGGTAATAAGAAGGAAGTAGAAAAAGCTTCAGAAATGTTCGAGAAAGTATTTTTGGAAATGGCAGGATTAAATACTTCTGAATTATCAAGGCAGTAGGAAAGGAGGTTTATTATGGCGGAAAGTGCAGGAGCAGTAGCTCTTGATTTGGAATTAAACCAAAGTGGATTCAATTCTCAGTTGTCAGGAATTGGAAAGATGGCAAAGAAGGTTGGAGCAACATTGGCTTCGGCTTTTGCCATAAAGAAAACTTTTGATTTTGGAAAGCAGTGCATGGAGTTAGGCTCTGACCTTGCAGAAGTTCAAAACGTGGTTGATGTGGCTTTTCCCAAAATGAGTGGAACAATTGACAAGTTTGCAAAGAATGCAGCATCTCAATTTGGTCTATCAGAAACAATGGCCAAAAGATATGCAGGTACATTTGGCTCAATGTCAAAGGCTTTTGGATTTTCTGAAAAAGAAGCAGCTGAAATGAGTACAACTCTTACCGGATTATCAGGTGATGTTGCATCTTTTTACAATATTAGTCAGGATGAGGCATATACGAAACTTAAGTCAGTGTTTACCGGTGAAACTGAATCCCTCAAGGATTTAGGTGTAGTAATGACACAGACAGCATTGGACCAGTTTGCATTGCAGAATGGATTTGGAAAGACTACTGCAAAAATGACTGAGCAGGAAAAGGTAGCTTTAAGATATGCCTTTGTTCAGAAACAGTTAACTGATGCGTCAGGAGACTTTGCAAGAACATCAGACAGTTGGGCGAATCAAACAAGATTGTTGTCGTTGCAGTTTGATAGCTTGAGGGCTTCAATAGGACAAGGGCTCATTAACGTGTTCACTCCTGTAATAAAATTGGTTAACACCTTAATGGGAAAATTAACCACATTGGCAGGAATGTTTAAGTCATTCACTGACATGATTACCGGGAATAAGTCAGATGATTCATCGACAGTACAATCAACCAGCAATGAGTTGTCAGATGTGGCAAGTAATGCTGACGAAGCCACAAGTGGAATGAATGGATTAACAGATTCAACAAAGAAAGCAGCAAAAGCGGCAAAAGGACTTGCAGGATTTGATGAATTAAATGTATTACAGCAGAATGACAGTGATTCGGGAACGTCAGGATCAGGTTCTGGAACTGCTTCAGCTTCAGGAGCAAGTGCAGTCAAGGACATTACTCCAAATGTTGATGCAGGCAATGGAGCACTGGGAACAATGAACAAGTGGCTTGATAAGATTTTTGGTAAATTTAAAAAATTAGCAGGATTGTTCAAGACAGGTTTTACACTGGGATTTAAAAGCAAAGGTTTAGATGTCATAAAAAATGCTCTCATAAACATAGGAAAGAACATCAAGGAAATTTTCACAGACAAAAAAGTGTTGGATGCAGCAAGTAATTGGGCAGACAGCATAGCATTGAGCGTTGGGAAAATAGTGGGCTCAATAGCAAGCATTGGAATAAGCATTGCAACAATGTTGATTGGTGGCATTGATAAGTTTTTCGAACAGAATAAGGATTATTTGAAAGACAAAATAGTTGAGATGTTAAATATATCAGCAGAAAGAGCAGAAATATTTGCGAACTTTTGTGCAGCAGTGGCAGACATTTTTACAGTTTTTGAAAGTGATGATGCACAGCAAATTGTGGCTGATGTATTGGCTATTTTTACAACTGTACAACTTGAATTATATGTTTTATGCCAGAAAATCGGACGTGACATCATGCAGGCAATTACAACACCGATTGTTGAAAATACGGATACAATTAAAACAGCTTTAATGAACACAATCAAACCAATAGAAACAGCTGTTAGTGGAATAAAGACATTTGTTCAGGAAGTCTTTGCAAACATTAATTCAATGTATGATCAGTACATAAAGCCGGCATTTGACAATATAGGAAGTGGCTTATCCACAATATTTGATTATGTTCTTGATGGATATAATTCATTTCTGGCACCGGTATTTTCAAGAATTGCCAGTGAATTAAGCGGTTTGTTGAACACCTATATTAGTCCAATGTTTAATAGCATATTTGGATTCATTGGAAGAGTTATTGATGTTGCAGGAAAATTGTTCAATTTCTTATCTCCAATAATCGGCTGGTTCATCGAAAAGGCAATGCCGCAAATAGCCTTTACCATAGAAACAACATGGAACAAGATACAGGGTATTATAAGCGTAATCAGCGTTGTTATTACAACCTTAATGAATGTCATTAATGGTTTAATTGATTTTGTGGTGGGTGTGTTTACAGGAGATTGGAAAAAGGCATGGAATGGAATCAAAAACGTGTTTAAGAGTGTGTTTGATGGAATAAAGAGCATAATCAAGATAGCTATGGACTTTGTAAAGAATACAATAGTGGCAATTTGCAGTAAGGTTGCATCATATATAAAAGTTGTAGTAAATGGAATATATACAGTTATGACAATAGGGTGGACAGCAATTAAAAATGTGTTCTCAGGTGTAATAGGATTCTTTAAGGGAGTTTTTAGTGGTGCTTGGAATGCGATTAAGTCCATATTTAGTAATCCGGGAGCATTCTTTAAGAATGTTTGGAACGGAATAAAGGGAAGTTTCGGACATGTATCAGGTTGGTTCAAGGATACATTCAGCAAGGCTTGGCAGGCAGTAAAAGATGTATTCAGCACAGGTGGAAAAGTATTTTCAGGAATAAAGGCTGGAATCGCTTCGGTATTTAAATCAGTGGTTAACTCCCTGATAGGTGGAATTAATAAAGTTGTGGCCATACCATTTGATAAAATCAATGGAATGCTTAATAACATTAGAGCAGTAAAAATAATGAAATGGAAACCATTTGAAAAGATGTGGGGACACAATCCGTTGCCAGTACCTCAAATTCCTAAAATGGGTGGTGTTCCAGCGCTTGCCGAAGGTGCTGTTTTGAAACCTAATGCACCATTTTTGGCTATGGTCGGTGATCAGAAACACGGAACAAACATTGAATCTCCATTATCAACCATTGTAGATGCATTTAGACAGGTACAGGGTGAAAATGCAACAGGTATTTCTGATAAAGATTTACTTAATGCAATTTCAAGCATGCAGGTTAATGTTATTGTTCAGCAGGATTCAAGAGGAGTATTCAACATGGTAAAACAAGAAGTGGTTCAGGAGAAGAGAAGAACAGGAAAACCTGTATGGATTTAAGAAAAGAGGTAGAAAATGGCAAAGTATAAAGGATATTTGTTAAAAGTAAAGGACCAAATATTTCCAATGAAATATATAGAAAGTGAAACGTATACATCAACGGATAACCAGAGGTCTGAACTTAAGGCTTACAGAAATACAAATAATTATCTTATTAGACAGACTTCTCCTAATTTCAAAACAAAGATTGAATTTGAAACACCACCACTTCTGCAAAGTCAATATGAAGAAATACGACAATTGCTGAATCAGGGGACAATTAACAGAACTGAAAGAAAAATAAAAATAACTTATTGGAACTCTGAGGATTTAGCTTACAAAAATGCTGTGGTGTATATGCCGGATATGTCATATACAATAAAAAATCAACTGGGAAATGAATTAATTTATAATCCATTGAAGTTGGAGTTCATAGAGTACTAGAAAGGAGCATCAATGTTAAACGTAAATGAAGATACAATAAGAGCATATACAGAGCAGAATGTTCCAAAGAAGTTAACAATCACATTTCCAAACAATTCAAACTTAACTCCAATCACAAATGCAAACATTCAGGAAGAAAGCATGAGTTTGACAGGCAGTCTTTGTAGTGATTCAAATTTGATGCTACAGGGCTGCATTTCAACTCAGTTTAATCTTACAACATTTGACTATGATACAGACATTACAGGTCAGGACATCATAGCCACTTTGTCAGTAAAGGATGATTCTTACAAGGGCGAATGGGTTAAGGGAAAAAATTACAAGTCAGGGGACATAGTAAAGTTTGACCAGGAATATTATATGTATTCAGATGATGTTTCTGATGAAAAAACAGAAAATATCAAACGAACAAAAGTAAGCAGTTCTTACATTGTATACAATGAAACTGATAAGAAATACAACATTTTTGGAAGAGAACCGGATAATTTTGTCGGGATAAGAATTCTTACATCAGAAAAGGTTCTTGATGGTGTGAGCATGACCATTAGATGTTGGTATACTGGAGGTCCGTATTATTATGTGGTACGGGATTTTAACAATACAACAGATATTATTATGCCACAGTATTATCCTGTTGGAAGTAACTATCCGTTAAAGGGGTGGTTTGCAGAAATAAGCTATTCAGGAACAGATACAGATGCATTCAAGGAATTTGCAAGCAATCTGAAAATATATGAATTGACGAATGCTTGCAAAAATGAATTATATCCTGATGAATTGGAAGAATGTCAAAGAGTATATGGTTATGTTGATACATCCAATACAGAAGACATTATCATATTCAGGGGAAAGGTTGAAAGCTTTACAAGACAGGCAGCGGATCCAAGATATAGTGAATTGATAGCCTATGATAAATTACACGATTATCAGGAAAAATCAATTAAGGATTGGATGAATAAGGTGGATGAGTATGGAATGGGAATGGTAGATCCATATTCTTATCAGGGTTCATACAAGTTAAAAACGACATATAAAAAAGACCAGACTGTGTATGGCACTTATACTGATTCAAATAATGTGGAAACTAAAGGATATTATCATTTTAAACAGGACTATATAGATAGTTTTTATCAAGCCTGTAATATTGTGAAAGTGGCTTCAGGAGATTTAATAACACCACCAACTGGTGTAGCTCCAACGATAAATGGACCTGAATATGTTGAAAAACTTGAAAAATATTTTCCGAATGATTTACAAGTTTTTCATTTAAGAAATGATTTGTTTTCTGAAATTGGAATAAATCAGAAAGATTTCTATAACATTAGTTTGCCAATGGATGTAATAGATTTAAAAATAGGTCCATTCAATGAAGATTATTCTGCACTTCAATTATTGCAGTGGATTTGCAATATGAATGGTGTTTGTGGAGTTATCGACCAAACAACAGGTGAGTTTGATTATAAGTTTGTAAATTCAGAAAAAAGAACGACAACAGCCGATTCCAATTACAAGGGTGAGTTTAATTCAGCTACAGAATATAGCGTTGGTAATGTGGTTAAGTTCACTAATTCTTATGGTGAAGAAAGTTATTATGAAAAAATAGTGGATAAGAGTACATATCCAAGTGAACTTTTAACAGCAGATGTTAGCTTTAACAATCCACAGGAAGATGTATTGTTTCAAACTCCGGATGTGATGGGAAATTGTTATTACATTGAGTTCTCTTTTGATGATAAGTTGGCAGAAGAACTTGGAGTTGAGATTACAGTAAATAAATATTCTGGGCGAAATTTAAAAACTATATCATTAAGACGAAGCGGAAGAGTAATGCTGCACGATTTGGATGAAACAGGTAAATCTTATTACACAATTCAGGTTTCAAATGTTAATGGTGAATTTTTAAAAACATTTAAAGCAGTAAAATATTTATCAACAGGTGAGTTTGATTCAACGTGGACTCCTGAAAGTGAGTATTTTGCAGATTGTTGGAAAAAGAAAAATAAACTTTATCATCCGTCAGGAATGATTAACATTACGGAGTTGTATGAGCAGGACAGCATAGAATTACAGGACAGCTTGTATTCAAACAATGGCTGGAAGGTTATGGATATGAATGGCACACTTTTAAATGGAGAGGATAAAAAGAATAACCTTACAATTACTTACTCACCACTTTACAGTGCGCATAAATCAAGTAATCAGTTGTTACTAGATGTGACAAACAATGTTGGAAAAGGATGGATTGAACCAAAGATTCCTTTTACCATTAAGTTTGCACCATTCAAGGCTAAATCACTGGGCCTTCCATTCTTGGAGCTTGGCGATTACGTAACTTTTGATATTGATAAGTGGTCCTCTGATGCAGATGGCAATCCTGTAATAACAAGGCAGAACGTGCAGTCAATCATATTTAACAAGACAATGTCAGGAATAAATGCACTGTCAGATGAATATGAAGCAAAGAACGATTAGGAGATTGGAGCAAATGATAATAATAGATGCAGGAGTTGAGCGAGAAGCTACAGCAGAAGAGGAAGCGTACATTAAAAAAATGCATTTCTATGATGAAATGATGGGAAAAAAGATGGAGTTAAGTTCATTGGAAAAACAACTTTCAGATGGAGATTACAAGATCATAAAATCTTATGAGTGTAGTCTTATGAACATTGAAATCCCATATGACATTGAACAGCTCCATTCAGAAAGACAGAACATGCGTGACAGAATTAACAGCTTAAGGGAAGAGATAACTGATTATGAATCTAAATGGGAAAAAATGGAAAGGAAGGAAAAGGATGGAAGCAACTAAAAAGAATAATGTTATTACCATTGAATTTGAAGAACATGATACTTTGCAATCTCCAATGCTTTACCAGTATGACACTGGGCAGAAGATAAAGTTTGTTGATGTTCCTGATGGTGTGGAAGTACAGTTTTCAAATGAAAATTCTGAAACAACAGACAACAGAATATTGGCTGACAGTCAGGTAGAAATACCTGATTTTTTAATTTCCGAAGGATTGGAAATCACAGCCTACATTCAGTACATTAATGATCAGTCTGAAACCACCACAAAGGTTTTGACCATTCCAATTGAATGCAGAACAAAGCAGCAGGACATTGTGCCGGATGAGGACAAGGGAGCGTTCAGACGTCAGATTGAGCAGATAATGAATGACACTAAAAAGGCGGCTAAGGAAGCAGCAGACAAGGTTGAAAGCAACAAGGAATTTCTGGACAAGGCAGAAAAGGCAGCGGAAGCTTCAGAAAACAGTGCAGGCAAATCCAAAGAATATATGGATGCGACAGATGCCAATAGGCGTACAGTAGAAGGACTAACAGAGAAGAACAAGGAATACGCTACACAGACTGAGAGCAATGCCGAATCTGCTAATACATCCGCATCTAATGCCAGTGAATCAGCTTCCAACGCTGCAAGTTTTGCTACCAATGCAAGTGAATCAGCCACAAAAGCTACAGAATCAGAAAAGAACACAAAGGCAAGTGAGGAGAATGCTAAAAAGTCAGAAAGCAATGTTAATCAGGCAGTAGCAGAATTTGAACAGAAGCGAGCAGACAGCATTGCGGAGATAAATAAAACTACTACAAATTCAAAGAAAGAAATTAGCGACTTAACAGAAACAAAAAAGACTGAATTAAATAAAATTAATAATGATATTACCAATAACGCTAGTTCACTAAAGGAAGCTATAGTTAATGCAGCAGATGCAAAGAAAGAAGAAATTAACCAGAAGGGATTGGAAGTCTTACAGAGTATTCCCGAAGATATGGGAAAGATTCAGGATACAACATTAATTAAGTCAACCGAATCGGGAACAGAGATTAATCT